AAGTGGATCACCGACAACAGCCGTTTAAAGCTGATGGAAAAAGGGCGGCAAATTGGCTTGTCCTGGTCGACGGCTTACGCGGCCGATGAACGAACTGCAGAGCAAGGGGCGCGCCATGACCAGTGGGTAAGTAGCCGGGACGACCTTCAGGCTCGCTTGTTTATTGAAGACTGCAAGATGTGGGCGAGCATTATGAACCTGGCAGCCAAAGACCTTGGCGAATTGGTACTGGACCCCAAAGACCGTATTTCTGCTTATGTGCTGGAATTTACCAGTGGCAAGCGTATTCACTCCATGAGTTCAAACCCGGATGCCCAAGCCGGTAAGCGTGGCAGTCGTATTCTGGATGAATTTGCTCTGCATCCTGACCCTCGCAAGCTTTGGTCAATTGCCTACCCAGGTATCACTTGGGGCGGTTGTTTAGAGGTAATTTCTACCCACCGGGGCAGTCATAACTTTTTCAATCAACTGGTGCGGGAGGTGCGTGAAAACGGCAACCCGAAAGGCATCAGTTTGCACCGGGTGACCTTACAAGATGCGCTCGATCAGGGTTTTTTATTCAAGCTGCAGCAAATGTTGCCCAAAGACGATGAACGCCAGGGCATGGATGAAGCGGCTTATTTTGATTTTATCCGCTCAGGTTGTGCGGATGAAGAGTCGTTCCAGCAAGAGTACATGTGCAACCCGGCTGACGATGACGTGGCCTTTCTGGAGTATGACCTGATTGCCTCCAGCGAATATCCAGGCAATGCACAGTGGCAGCAGTTGGAAGGCGGGCGCTTGTTTGCGGGTGTCGACATTGGCCGTAAGCATGACTTAACGGTGCTTTGGGTGGTCGAGCTGTTGGGCGATGTAATGTACACCCGACACATTCAGCGGCTGCAGAACATGCGTAAAAGTGAGCAAGAGGCCATTTTGTGGCCCTGGTTTCAGCGCTGTGAGCGTGTATGTATTGATGCCACGGGTTTAGGCATTGGCTGGGCCGACGATGCACAGGACCACTTGGGTGAGCACCGTGTAGAGGCAGTGACATTCTCAGCCAAAACCAAAGAGGCGTTAGCCTACCCAATTCGTGGTGCGATGGAAGACCGCAAGCTGCGTATACCTCACGACCCGAAAGTTCGGGCAGACCTTCGCATGGTCACCAAACAAACCACCACGGCAGGCAATATTCGCTTTACTGCGGAGCGCACGGTGGATGGTCACGCTGACCACTTTTGGGCATTGGGCCTGGCAATTCATGCGGCCAGCCAAATGGGCGCGCCAGCTGCTGGCACCCAGGTAATGAACCAATCAGTAAGAGAAACCTTTCAGCCAGAAAAAATGCGCTACCGGCAAAGTGCCGGGGGCTTATTCCGGCGTGTTCGCTAATACGCGCTGTAAGCGATTTTAAGCGCCTCAGGCAAATTTGCCGTGGCGATGGGTTAGTTGGGCCGCACTGTGGCCTTCTAAACAAACGTAAATGCTTTACGTCCGATTTCAATAGGAGGCCATCGTGGCTTTGTGGTCCAAAGTAATAAATTGGTGGAATGGTGACAACGCTTCTGTAACGGAAGCTACTGTTCCACTGCGTGAGTCTGCAGGCACAAATGTGGTTGAGGATATGACCGGCTGGACGCGGCTTAGTAGTGACGCCGGGCGTGACTTAAACCCGGTTCAGCGCCAGCGGATGGTGAAAATGTCTGCCTGGCTGTGGCAGGCTAACTTAATTGCCAACCGACTGATTGAATTGCCGGTGGCTTATTTGTTGGCTGAAGGGGTGAAGCTTATCAATGAGGAAGATAAGTACCAGAAAGTGCTGGATGCTTTTTGGCGCGATCCCATTAACAACATGGACATGAAGCTGGAAAAAAAGGTGCGCGAGCTCGCGTTATTTGGCGAGCAGTTTTACCCAGCCTTTGTAAATGAATTAAACGGCCATGTGCGCCTGGGGTATTTAGATCCTAACCAGGTGGCTGACGTGGTGTTTGACCCGGACAACCCGGAGCAAGCCATTGGCGTAGTAACTAAACGTCAGGGAACTAAGCAAAGCTATCGCAAATACCGGGTGATCATTAACGGCCCTGAAGAGGTGTTTACGCAGCGAACCCAGTATATTCGCCAGGGGTTTAGTGACGGTGATATTTTCTATTTCAACATTAACGCTTTTTGTAATCAGGGCCGAGGCCACGGTGATTTAACCGCGCAAGCCGATTTTCTGGACCTATACGATGAATTCTTATTTGGTGAAGGGGAGCGGGCTCAGGCTTTGCGAGCCTTTGTTTGGGATGTAACACTCACCGGGGCCGACCAGACAGAAGTGAACCGGCGCGCTGCCGAAATTAAACCACCAGCACCAAATTCGGTGAACGTGCACAACGACCGGGAAGTATGGGAAGCCCAAAGCCCACAACTGAATAGCGGCGATACCGAGGTGATTGGCAAGCTGTTTCGCAACCACATTTTGTCTGGCGCCACCATGCCGCCGCATTGGTTTGCCGATGCAGGTGACGTAAACCGGGCGAACGGCGAGAGCATGGGGGAACCCACCCTTAAAATGCTCACCCTGCGCCAGCGTCACATTAAGTTTATGCTGCATTCAATTGCAACCTATGTGATCCGGCAGCATGAGTTAGCCACTGGTGGGGCAGAGCCAGAAGCAACCAGCTTTGCCTATTACACCGAAGTGAACTTCCCTGAAATTACGGCCAAGGACACCACCAAGTACGCGGCAGCACTTCAGCAAGTAAGTTCTGCACTGATCCTTATGATTGAAAATGGTTTAGTGAGTGAAGAAACCGCGCTGCAGGTGATTAGCAGCATTTGTGGGCAATTGGGCGTGAGTTTTGATGCCACAGACGAGCTTGCAAAGGCAAGGGATGCAAGAACTGAGCGTAAGAAACAAGAGCAAGCGGACAAAACCAAACAAGTTGAGCAGGATGGCTTTGTTGACCCGGCCGATGATGCTGCGGACAATGCGGCATGACCCCATCGCAAAAGAAAAAAGCCTTTAACGCCGAGCGCACTTTGCAAATGAAGCGGCGTAAAGCGCTGCAAGAAGAGTTGTATGGCGAGTTGGCTGAGCTGCTGCAACTAGCTGAAAAAGAAGTGCTGCTGCAGTTATCTGGCAACCCCACTGAATGGCAAATTTGGCAACAGCGTAAGCTGAAATCTGAAATTGAGCGGGTGATGCGGGAAATGGGCGTTCGCTCTGAAGTATTGGTGACCGACTCAGCTAACCGCACCTGGCAAGCCGGAATCGAGCTGATTGATAAACCGCTGCAAGCAGCCAGCATTGAGTTCGCGGGAGTCGCCCCCGTGCTTAACGTTCGACAGCTCGAAGCCATTCGCACCTTTATGGTCGACAAAATTAAAGACGTAGCCAGTGATGCTGCCAAAGCTATTGGCCAGCAGCTCGGCTTGGCGGTAATGGGAGCCATAGATTTACGCAAGCTTAGAAGCGAAGTCACCAAGCGCCTGACAGACAATGCCGACTTTCGTGCACAGCAAATTGTGCAAACCGAACTGGGGCGGCTGTATGGTGTATCCAGCCAGGCACGAATGGAACAGGCCAGCAACTATGTGCCGGAGCTTAAAAAGCAGTGGCGTAAATCCAACCGTCGGATGCCCAGGCTGTCCCATGCTGCTGCCAATAACCAGGTGCAACCTGTCGATAAGCCCTTTATGATTGGAACCGTACCGATGATGCACCCGCACGACCCAAAGGCACCGGCCAGCGAAGTGATTAAGTGTGGCTGTATGATGGTGCCTTATATGGATGAATGGGATTAATTAAGGAGGCTGTGTGAGTTCAACAACACCAGGTACTGTTTCTAAAATATTGTGGCATTTTACTGGTGGTCCCAAGAGGCTGGAAAATGGTTTTCAATCTGAAGAGTTAAGAGATCCAGAAATAGCCTATAAAGCTCTTTCTGCTATTGTGACCTCACAGCGCCTAAAAATGGGAAGTGTGAAAGAGCGCTTCATAACAAATGTGGAAACATTGGCTGATGCACATCAACGGGTGTTTTCACGAAAGATGGGCTCACTACTAGCGGACTCAATGCGAGTGGATGCTAAAGAATATCCATTCGAGTTGAAGTCGGCAGTTTGTGTTGCCGACATTCCAATTCAACACCTGACCTATCATGCTGAAAGATATGGACAATTTGCAATTGGCTTTCACAGAGAGGTTTTGGTAAAGCATAGATTTAATCCTGTACTTTATACACTTCCGAGTTCACCTATTGCAGAGTGCATAACTAACGCAATGAGAGAAGTGACTACGTTTCAAGCATCGTTAAATAATGGATACATAGAACAGAAAGACCCATTTGAAGGAATGCCTGAAGATTTTATTGGGAGAAAGTTTCCATCCGACATAGAAGTGATCGGGAGTCATTTGGATGCACTTCAAGAGCAATTGTCGAGTTTAATGCTCTATTTTAAAGGGTTTAGTAATCAAGAGTTTGAAACAATCTATTGTGAAAGAGAGTGGCGCTCTGAACGAGACTTCATATTTGCTTTAGAAGATGTCCCTATGATTATCTTACCGAAAGAAGGTGATTATTTTGCAAGGTTTTTACAAGAACACCCAGGATTGCCTCGTACCATTCCCGTCATTCCCTGGGAAGACCTTATCGAGCACTGATTTTATAAAACACTTTAATTTCAACTAAAAACCCGCTGTTCCACACTGCCATTGTTCGCTTAACCCATGACCTGGAGAGCTGCAATGGCAGAAACCAACCAACAATCCTTACCTACCAAAGCTGACGTCGCAAAAGCGGTCAAACGCTCGGTTATTCGTCCTGTATTGGACAGCAAAAAGAAACCGGTGCTGGATGATAAAGGCGTTATCAAAACGGAAACCGCAAGCGTTGACGTGAATGAAGACGAAGTATTGAGCTACCGAGTTGAAGGGCGTCACGTTGTGGTCGTTACTACTGACGGCCAGAAGCTGACCGGCACTCTGGCAGCTTAACCATGAAAGTGCGGCTGCGCCCGGAGCAGGGCATTCTTGGCAACCTGGCGATGCGTGAAGCCAAAGCTGGCGAGTTCGGCGATGTGATTTCACTGGTCAACGTTTCTCTGGGAAAGCACCTGGGCAGAGACTGGATGGACATTGTGGCCATCTTTGCTGACCGGGTTGTTATTCGCCAGCAAGCCAGGCACCTGGCCTACAGCTACAGCATTGGTGAAGACAATGTGGTGTCGTTTGGCGAGCCGGTTGAAGTGGTACGTGATTTTGTACCTGCAGGCGTTACCCAACTGACAGAAGCCTGGGACAGTCAAAGCATCTTTATCGAAGGTGCTGACGATGCCGGCACCAAGTTCTTAATTACCGTCATTGAAGCGGGCGTGAGCCTGAACAATGTCAATTACCCGCCCGCCGTTCTACGTGAGGCCGCCGCCAAATTTGAAGGTGCCCGTGTGTTTGTGAAATCAGACGACGAGCACCTGAAGGGCCAGGGAAAATCCTTTTCTAACCTCATTGGCCAGCTCAGCAAACCGCGCTTTGTGGAAGGTGCAGGAAGCAAAAAGCAAGGCGCCATTCAGGCGACATTGCTGGTGCTGAAATCTGCAGGCGATACCGCCACCAAGCTTTGTGAAGCGGTCGAGCGCGATATGACCGACCTATTTGGTTTTTCCATTGACTGTGACGGCACCGCCAAAGCCAAAGGCAAGCTGCGGGAAGCAACCGCCATTGTTCAGGTGAATTCCGTTGATTTGATTATTGAGCCAGGGGCCGGTGGTCGTGTGATCCGCATGGTCGAGGCCAAACAACCTACCGAGGACAACTCCATGTTACAGAAACTGCTTGAAGCCATTGCGGCCACAAAACCTGGGCTGCTGGTGGGCCTGGACCAAACCAACCCGGATGCCGTTTTGGCTGCCTACCGTGAAGCGGTAGCAAGTGCACCTGCTGCAGCGGACGGCATCAGCAAAGACGAGCTTGCAACTGCCCTGAAAATGGTGGAAGCCCGTGCCTATGCTCGTGCCACCATCGCCGCAAGCAAGTTGCCGGATCCTGCAATTGAAAAGCTGCAGCAGCAATTTGCTGGCTTGGAAAACTTTACTGAAGCAGCGGTCGATAGCGCCATTAAAGCTGAGCGCGATTACCTAGCGAAATTTGTGGAATCTGGCAAAGTGAAAATGCCAGAAGGTGGTGCGCGTTATGGCGATGCACCGAATGCTGTTGAGCTGTTAGATGCCTTCTTCGACCCTAAAAACAAAGATGTTCGCAGCTTTCGTGAAGCGTACATCGATATCACCGGCGACCGCCATGTGACGGGTGATTTAAGTAAATGTTCAAAATCCCGCATGGTGGAGGCGCTGAACAGCTCCAGCTTACCGGAAGTGCTGGGTGAAGCCATTCACAAGAAGATGATTGAGAACTACAACGCGCCAGACCAATACGACTTGTGGCGTCAGCTGGCCAATGTTGTTCCAGTGCCTGATTTTCGTAATCAGGAGCGTGTGCGCTATGGTGGTTATGGCGACCTGCCTATTGTGGCTGAAAGCGGCAATTACACAGCGTTAGCGTCACCATCTGATGAATCGGCCGACTACAAAGTCAGCAAACGTGGTGGCACCGAAAAGGTCACCCTGGAGCTGATTAAAAACGACGATGTCGGCGTCATTATGGATATTCCTCGCCGTCTGGCGCGTGCCGGTAAGCGAACCTTGAGTAAGTTTGTGCTCGATTTCTTACGGACGAACCCAACTATTTACGACGCCAAGGCTTTAGCCCATGTCGACCATAACAACCTGCTGACGGATGCACTGAGTGAATCCAGTTGGTCAGCGGCTCGCCTGGCCATGATGAAGCAGCAGGAATACGGTGTTTCGGACTTATTAGGGATCCCCCCACGCTTCCTGCTGGTACCTGCTGATCTTGAAAAAGCAGCATATGACCTGTTTGTGCGCGATACCAACAACGATGAAACCTTCGTTCAAAGCCAAAAACCAAAAATTCTGGTGCCTTGGTACTGGACCGATCCGAACGATTGGGTCGCGATGGCCTCACCAACGGATATTCCGACCATCGAAATTGGCTTCCTGGATGGCAATGAAGAGCCAGAGCTGTTTGTCCAGGACAACCCAACCGTGGGCAGTTTATTCACCAACGACGAAATCACTTACAAAATTCGCCATATCTACGGCGGCGTTCTGAAAGATTTCCGTGGTGTCGTGAAGTCGGTAGTGGCGTAAGCCACGCCGAACTGAGTACGAACGGCCAAGGACGGCATCCTTAGTGAGAGATGCAGATGACCTTAAGCGCCCTGAAAGACTTGATTGCCAGCCTGGTGCGGGATGACGCGAAGGTGTTGCAGCCTGCGGATGTCAGCCAGGCGATCGAGCAGGCGTTGCAGCGCTATAGCCAGGATGCATTGCACCTGGTGTCTGCAGAGGTCGGTTGCAGCGGTTATGTCGCCCCATTGCCAACGACATGGCAGCAAGGCATGAGCAAGCTGAACGGTGCATTAGCACTAAACGGCGCAGAAACGCCAGATGTTATCCAGGTGAAAACCCCGGATGGAGACGAGATTCAGTTTGACCGTTTCTTTGAAGGCACGTTACGCCTGCAGTTCTCAGTGCCTCATTTGGTGGATGATGAAACCAGCACAGTGTTTTACGGCGACATGGAAGCCTTGGCCTGTTATGCCGCTGCAATTTGCTGCGACCAATTGGCGGCGCATTACATCAACGAAACCGGCAGCAGCTTGGGTGTGGATACTGTGGCGTACCAGACCAAAAGCAATGAATACCGCAAACAAGCGTCCACATACCGCAAGCGTTATAGCGACCATGTTGGCCAGAAAACGCCCGGCACGACTGCCGCTGGCGCAGTGGTCAGTTGGGGCAGTAGGAGAGCCAGATGAACGTTGAACTGGCGCTTAAAGGCTTTGATGAACTGGTGGATTTGTTTGCCCAGGCACCAGAGCTGGTGCAGCAGGAAATGACCAAAGCAGCTTGGGCCAGCAGCATGAGGGTGGAGCGTGAAGTGCGCGACCGGACTCCCAAAGGTGCTAACGGCTTTTTGGGAATGAGTATCGCAGCACTCGACCCTGTTGTGATCCCAAGCGGCGTTCTAGGCATTGTCGGGACCAGTTTGAATTATGCCCCAGCGGTTGAGATGGGGGCTAAGCGCCACATGCCGCCAGTCCAGCCTTTGGTGGAATGGGCAGAAGTCGTACTGGGCCTGGATGGCAAAGAAGCGCAGCAGGCGGCTTGGGCCATCGCGCTAAAAATTGCCCGCAAAGGGACAGAAGGTAAACACATGTTCCGCGATGGCTTTGCTGCCAGTGAGGACTATATCAAACGCAAATTTAGTGAGGCGCTGCGCACAATCCGCAATGCCTTGGCGGGGGATGCATGAGCATACGGCAGCTACTGCTTGACCGTTTAAATAGCCTGGCGGTTTTGGGGCAACTGCATTCGCATGAGCGCTATTTGAAATCAGAAAAGGCGCTAAAGGAAGCGTTTGGCAGTGAAGGCGGACTAGCTGGTGGGTTTTTACGCCGAGCCACAGCACGTATCCGCCCCGGCGGCAGTATGGGCAACGGCGATAGGCAGCAATTTGACCTGGTGCTGATTCGTGGCTGGAACGACGAACAGCAAAGCCAGCTGCAGTTTGATAACGCCATTGATGTACTGATGGTCGAGTTTGCCAACCAGCACCGGGTAGGGAGCTGGACCAGCGTGGATGGTGACCGGATCGGCTTTGAACTGACGCGCAACGAACCCGCCATGTTTGTCGGGGTGCTGGTGCACTACGCCGTATTAAGTATCACGTTAACTCGTTAGGGGTTTTGTATGAAAGACGTCAAGAAACCTGCCGAAGCAGCGCAAGACAGTGCCGCTACACAGGCAGAGCAAGGTAAACCGGCGACCACGTTGGTCAGCACTGACAACAGCAAAAATGCTTACCTGCAGGCACGTCGCCAGCAGCGGGCCAATGCGAAAGGGGATAAATAATGGGCCAGAAAATTTACGAACAGGAGACTTGCCTGGTCGCGGCTGTAGAAACCGTGTATGGCCAGGATGCAGCGCCGACCGCAGCCGCAAACGCAATGCGGGTGAAAGCGAACCTGACGTTGCTGGACGGCGACCAGGAAAGTCTGGATTACGACGCCGGTCGTGGTGGTAGCAAGGGCATGGTTCAGCGCAATAAACGGGTAACTGGAGATTTAACCTGCTACCTGTCAGGCGTCGGTACCGCTGGCAGCGCTCCGGCCTTTTCCCCGCTTCTGCAAATGGCGGGTTTAAAAGGGACAGTGACTGCGGGTGAAAAAGTTACGTATGCACCTGTTTCCACGAATCACGACAGCGTCACTGCTCACTTATTCCGGGGGCTGATCAAGCACCCTATGCTCGGCACCCGCTCCAATATGGAGCTGAGCTTGGGGCCGAATGCGTTACCTAAGTTCACGTTTAATAACCTGATTGGTCTCTTTGTGGATCCGACTCAGGTTGGCTCATTTCAGAATGTGGATTTCAGCACCTTTGAAGATGTGCTGGTGACCGACCCA